GTGGGTAGCTGCATTCTGTAAGAATCAAAAGAATATTAAGTTCACTATTCCTAAGACCTTCTACCAATTGATAGATGTAGCGGGATGGGACGTACTGATTCACCATGGGGACGCTATGCGTGGTTCGTCTATGCAACAGAAAGTGCATTCCCTTAGACAAGCCTTACAGCCGCAGGGTAAAGCGTTCCAATACATGTTTATGGGGCATTACCACCATATAGAAGAACACGACATAGGAACAGGTACAGCCCTCATGTGCGGGTGTTTGAAAGGTACAGATGAGTATGCTTTCTTACAAGGATTAGCGTCTAGAGCCACCCATGTTCTAACATTCTTCCATCCTAAATATGGGCTGATTAGTAGAGATACTATCTATTTAGAGAAATACGATGAAGAGAAACATGACTTCAAGGATTACGTACCTGAGATTTGGTCAAACCTTATTGAATAGAACCTAGTATAATATCATTAGGGAGGATTTTCCTAATGCCAGTTGACCGGGCTACGCATAGAAGAATTAAAGATAAACTGTTGAAAGCTATCACTAAGGGAGTTCAGGTCAACGGTAAGTTTGTGTTCAAAAGATCACAAGAATATGTTCCTGTGCGAACAGGACAACTAAAAAAGAGCGGAGGTTTTGTCGCTAAAAAAGATGGTTGGATTTTAAATTATAAAGCTCCTTATGCTGCCGATGTACACAGTAGACCATATAGTTCCGATGATGAAGAACAACCTAAATCAGTTGGGACGCATATAAGGAAAGCCTTTAGACGTAAGGATGGAACTCAGGTAAAAGCTACTCAAGTAAAAGGGTATTATACTTCTCCTTCGGGAAAGGCGATGCGTCGTGACCCTAGACAAGGTGGACAATATCTTACTAGAGCCGCAGAAATGGAGCTTCCAGATTTAACTAAGAATGTGTTTCAGGCATTACAGAAACAATTTGGTAAGGTAAAGTTATCGTCTTCGACGGGGGGAAAACCAGCATCTTCCGGTGGGAATCCTACATCTAAATCTGGTGGAAAACCTCAGTCACAGGGATCAAAACATAAGAATAAGTTTGGAGGAAAGAGATAGTGCCAAGTAAACAAGAAATTCAGAAAATTTTAGATAATATTACACCTTTTCAAGAGTATATAATGCGGGGAGCATCCCGAATGGTGGGACAGACTTTAGATCAACTAGAGTCGTCTATGTCCGAAGGAAAGCAACTGGAAAAACTGAAGCAGTTGGTAGAAGATATTTTGTATGAGTACAGAGACAGTATTCTTAGGGCTACGGTTGAGTTAGATATAGAGCAAAAGACTAGTAAATAGGGGAACATTATGTATCAGTCCGTAAGAAAAGTAGACGGAGAAGTAGTTAAGCAGGATGAAATGCAAAGCCTTTACGAAGGACTAGCTACTAAGTATCGTAATTTATTTATATATGGAACTATAGTAGGACCTCTAGATAGGGTAGATAATTGGAATCCTGGTTTTACAGCCGATACCATTATAGCCCTTAGTTTAGAGGATTCTAAGACACCTATAGTTCTACATATTGACTCACCAGGGGGTTCGGTGAGGGATGGGTTGAGATTGATAGATGTAATGAACACAGTTGAGGCTCCTATTTGGACAGTTGGTTCTAACTGCTACAGTATGGGGGCTATGTTATTGGCTGCGGGTGAACCGGGTCGCAGGTATGTGTATCCTAATGCTCACACCATGTTACATTTACCATCTGGAACTACTAGAGGGGATGCGAAGCAAGTAGAGATACAAAGTAAAGAGATGCAAAAAGTCAAGAGAACTTTGGTTGGACTGATAAAGGAATGGGGAGTATCTAAAGAAGAACGAACTATAATGAAAGATATAGATAGGGAATTTTACTTAGATGCTGAAGAAACCATAGAGTACGGATTGGCAGATAAGTTTATTACTCAAAATACTTTCAAGGGTAAATAACCCAAGAGGCTTAATGAACGAATTCACCTTGCTTAGGGTGTGTAAAGACATAAAGAATTATAGTGTTACTAATGATGAAATAAAACACCTAGTAAAAGATGTTTCTACTAGAACTTTAGCGTTTCCTAAGACTAATAATTTTAAATCTTCCGCAGATTTTCTAGTTGATACGGCTTCCCAGTTTTCACTAGATAAATCCTTTTTTACTAGAGCGTATCCTCAAGGGGACTACCCTTATTTTTCTAAAGCTATGCAGGATTACATAGAAGAAGATGAGATTCTAGAAGAAGTCGTAACTCAAAAATCTACCTATTTAGATTTCTCAAATACTCAAACAGGTGAACTTCTAAACCTATCTAAAGCTGCCCCCTCAGGGGGAATGACTACTAAAGGCAGTATCAAAGACGCTATTGATGAATATGAACGGTTATATAAAGCCGGATTCTCTACGGGCGCAGAAATCTTAACCCTTTCTAGATATTATCCTAAGAATAAAGTATATGCTCAACTAGCTGGGGATGTACTAGAAAACGGTGAACCTATGGTGGTCGGTGGACCCGCATCGGTTGAAGTAGTTGATCGGGAAGGGCATCTAATAACTATGGATGCCATGGACAGAGCCTTTAGGAAATTTATGGGTAATATACGAACCCGTAACGCCATGGTTCTTCACTCCGACGTTCAGGTAGGTTGGGCGTTACCCGCATATATAAATAAGGCAGGGCAAATATTTAAGAGTGGAGTATATGAAAATCATCTGTTCTTTATAACAGAGATGCGTAACGACACAAAAATTGCCGATAGAGTAAAAGAGCAGGTAAAAGAAGGACGTATACGTAGTTACTCTATTGCAGGATCCGCTCTAGAAACTGATTCCGAGTTGGTACAAGAAAAAGGTAGAGATAAAATTATTACCAAAGTAACCGAATTGGAACTAGCGGAAGTTACTGTATGTGAAAAAGGCGTAAACGAAGGGGCGCACTTTAATTTGCTAAAGGCACATGGCTCCAAACAATCTGGAACTTGTATAGATGGAAGTTGTCTTATAAGTATCGAAAAGGAACAGGCTGGACCTGGTTCAGGAGTTGCTGGCGGGGGAGTCACTGGCGGGAACTATAATAAGTTCTATGGCGGATTTGACCCCGACAAAGATTTACCCAATGCGGGTAAAACGGTAGAAGAATATGCTCTATCTATGGATAATAGTACTCAAGGAAGTATGTCTCCAGGCTTGGAGTCATATTCTGAGTATAATGAAGATAAGGTAGAAGAAGTTATTGAATATGATGAAGAGTTAAATAAACGCCTACAGGAGGTTTTTAAAATGGTTACGGGAAAAAGTTCCTCTTTGGAGCGACTTAAAAGTTTTGTAAAGGCTGAGGTTGGACCAAAAGGTACTTTGACCGACATTTACGATACTCCAGAGGAAATTATTGAAGAAACTGAGAAAATTCGAGAGAAATATGGTTGGCCTAAAGAAAAAGAGGCTTTGAACGAACTGGCTGATATGAAGAATAACCCTACATCTAGGGGAACTACTCAGCGTGGAACTTCTGTCACTACGGCAGGAGAAGAAAACCAAACTCTCGATATAAATAAGTCCAATGACTGTGGGTGTAACTAATGACGAAGCTCCTCCTAACCGAGCTATTTCCTAATTTTGTAAAAAAGGCGCAAATCCAACATCTAGCCAAAGGACCGTTTGGCGAAGGATTGTTGGCAAAACAAGGCAAAAGGGTTTATCTCAAACCTGGCGAACAAGCTCCTGAAGGAGCGAATGTACAAACTGGTCCTCAGGGTGGACAATACTACGATGAAGTAGGTGGTGGCGGTGGAGCTACGGAAGACCCATCTGCTCAAGGTGGGTACGATATAGATTATGGCGACCCAGAACGTTCCGCCCAAGTTAGGGAAGATTTAGATCAAGAAGGTATAGGAGTTCCTCCCGCACCTGAAGCTGGTCCTGAAATTTCTGAAGACAGGAATGTAGTTGATGGAATTGATTACGGTCCAGTTAAACCAGAAATTAAACCAGAAGATGTTGATTATGGTCCGGCTGCCGCCACAGATGAAGATGGCTTCCCTGCTGGAGCTTCCCCTACTGGAGAAGAACGAAGGGCTAAACGAGAGGAGGCTGTCGCCAACTTAGGTCAGCAACAAGCTGAACGACCAGCTACCTATGATATAGGTAGTGTCCCTATGACAGTAGGACAAGAAACAACACCAGAACAACAACAGGCACTTGACGCTCAGAGTCAGGCTGCTGTTGATAATCTAGCAGGGCAAGTTTCTACTGGAGATGCTGAATACGATGAACTAGCTAGTAAATTCGACGGAATATTAGAAAGAGATGAGAGGGGATATCTTCAAGACGTATCCGAACCTGTATTTTCTGACGGGGCGATGCACGCTCCAGGACAGGATCCTGTACTAATAAGTCAGGTAGTTCATGAAGGATTTGAATACGCTGATCCTGTCCCCCTAATGAGGCAATATGAAGCTGAGACAGGAAAGACTATTGATGATAAGGAGTTCGTTGAGAATTATACTGGTCCTCTTAATAGTGAGGCTCTAGTAGATGCTCTATACGATCAGGATTATGGGGGTCAAACCTATGCTCAAACATTAGAAACACCCGCAGAGTACGAACTAGGTTCTCAGGGAGAGAGAATTTCTGAGCAAGCGGGTAGTCTCTTTGATTGGATAGCAAGTAAAGATACTACTGGAGCTGCATCTGAACCCCCACCTCCTTCGCTAAATGCTACTCCTGGCGAAAAAAACTATATGCTAGAAAACGATAACCCCTTTGGTATGGGAAGTGTAGCCCGTGGTGAATTGGATTGGGAACGTAGCGGATTCGATCAAGAGGATTTCCATGAAGCCGTTATCGAGGCTGAAGGTCCTTACGGTTCAGACTCCGGTATGTCGGCTGACGGGGCGAAGACTTGGATGGAGGAGAATCGTATAGATCCCGACTCTTCACTAGGAGCAAAGTTATATGACTATGCGGATAGGTATTCTAGGGAACGAGCGCAAGAATCCGCATGGGACTACGGGGGGGAGTATACTCTCATGGAAAAGATGATGCAGAAATACAACGTGGATAACAAGAGGCGTGATCCGATAGTGCTGTCCAACAAGGGCGGTAGACAAAGGTAAGAGGAGACAACTATGCTCGCATTTTTAAGTAAACTACTTCCAAAGGAATATAAAGGGTTATTGGCTTTAGGTCAACAAATCTTTGCTAATTTGGATACCAAGGAGGAACGGGCTGACGCTCTAGCTTACATTAAGGAAGCTTTGTCTGATGGTCAGGTAACCGTTCCAGAGTGGGGTCGGATTGGTGGTAAGTTAGGCATTCTCAAAACCCGTAAAAAGAAGTAAATGTCTAAAATTAAAGAATATTTTCCAATTCCCCTGATTTTGTTTGGAGGAATTATGGCAGATATTTCTCAGGATATACTTCCTGACATTATTACCATACAAGTAATAGCCTGGGTTTCCGTAGTGGTAGGGGGCATTGGGCTAGCTAGAATTGTGTGGAATAAAGTTAGGTGGTTTAGCGACTCATAGGAGGCATACGAGTTGGCTACCGCAGAACCTTGGGAATCCCGTGATAGAAAAGTTAAAAACCGTAGAAACATTAAAAATATGAACAAGGTTTATCCATCTTTAAAGTCTAAAAAAGAACAAAAACCACGAGTTTCGCAAAATAGAAAATTATCAGAGTTGGATTTTGACGAAATATTCAAGTTGTAAGTTCATTTCTCCCTAACTTATGTATAATAACAATAGACAAGAAGAAGCAGTTGCTTTGGCATCTGCTTTTTTATTTGTTATTTCGCAAAAATACGAGGGAGTGCGGCGAGTCCACCCTCCAAAGCGATAGAAAGGTTACGGAACAAGATTTTATTCTCTTTGGAGGAATATAATGACGGATCAAAACGACATGCTAAAGGGCAATACTCTTGCTCTAGAAGCTATTGCAGAGCAGCTTCAAAAGTCTAACGACTTATCTGCTGCGCTCGCTGCAAGGTTCGCAAAAGAAGACGAAGACGAAGCAGAGAAAGAGCATGAAGAGGCTGAGGCTGTTGCCAAAGCTGCATTTACTAAAGAAATTGTAAAGGCAGTTGGTAGTGCTTTCGGCTTTACTAAAGGTGATGAGGCTCCCTCAGGAGAATCCCCTCAAGGTATGCCAGTTGACGACTACAACCCAAAGTCAGTTTCTAGTGGTCCTGCATCTTATGATGACAGCCAAGAAGATGCTGACCCTGACACCGATACTGAAACCGTTCAGCAGCCTATTGCCGCTGGTAGCGACGTTTCGGTTCCAGGAATTCAGAAGCAGGACTTCCCTCCTGTTAATGGTAATGGTGTAAACGGCGCAGAAGAGTATCCTCAGATAGAGGAAGAAGGCGTTGTGAACGATGAAGAAGTTGACTTGGCTTACATGAAAGCTCAATTGTCATCTATGGCGAAAGCCATAACTAGCCTTGCTAAATCTCAATCTGATACTGATGGTGCGGTTGCTGTTGCAGTCGAGAACCAGATGCGGAAGATTGGTTGGAAAGAAGCTGAGGTTGGCGGACGAACTAAGAGCCGGATTCTCCCAGATGTGGGTGACCCTCTTCAAAAAGCAGCAGCAATTGGTGAACAGGTTGCCGAAGGTAACTTTGACCCAGAAGCTGTTGTAGACCAACTTACCAAGATGAGTTACGCTGACATGGCAGAAATGCAGGTCAGTATGCAGGGACAAGGCGACTCTTTATCGGGTATCCTTTCTCAGCCCTCAAAGTAATACAGGAGACTTTATAGCTAATGGCTACTAATCCATCACTATTTCAGTACTTCAGTCAGGCGCAACGTGGTCGTGGCTTGCTTGAGAACGTCTTCGGACCGGATTTCATGCAGAAGCAGTCATATTTTACGGTTGACTCCGCTACTGGAATATTTAATGCCACATACGGACGCAAAGTGTGGCATGCTTTGAACAACCAGACTCGATTCTGGAATGCCCTACCCCGTGTGGTATGGGGCAACAGCGTTGGTTGGCGTGTACGAACCGACCGTGGTTCTGGGCGATCTCGTCCGATCACGGAAACGGGATCACTCCCAACCGTGGATATCTCAAATATTGAGAATATCAACTCCCTACCAAGAATCGTAGGTACGACTTTCGGTGCGGCTGTGAAGGCAATCTTCACCGCTAACCTTGAGGGTGGTGCTGGCGATATCCTTGCGATGGAGCATGAGAATGCAGAAATCGACCACGTAAAAGAAATCAACGAGGAACTCCTTGCTGGTTCTGCTTACTTGACTAGTGCAGGTGCAACTACCACTTTCACGGTTCCAGCTTCCGTAGCTAAGAACTTCAAGATTGGTGACGCAGTTTCGCATTACGACAACTCAGCAAACGATTGGATTCGAACTTCTGGTTCCGCAGTTTCCGCAGTAAACACCTCAACTGGTGTTGTTACTGTGGCTACTGGCACAACTTTCGCAGACAGCGACGTTGCTGCGATTTACAGTCGTGCAGGTATGACTTCAATTGATGATATCGTCTGGGAAGACGGTGCAGCAGTTGGTGGCACATCTCACGCTAACTACACCGCTAACGGTGGTGTACGAGCATACAACCTAACGTATGCTGACCGTGTTGCTGGTGCGTGGAATGCTGGTGCTTCGGTCCAGTATAACGCTGGTACAGGCCGTGACCTGTCGTTGAACCTTTTGGACAACGCAATCATGAACATTCGTAAGAATGGTGGTGAGCCTAACCTCATCCTCATGGGTCATGACCAGTACTTCAAACTTGAACGACTTTTGAACTCTCAACAGAGGTACTTAGGTCAGGAAGAGTTTGAAGTTGGTGTCGGTGATGAGCGAACATTCCCAGGTACTCGAACAGGACTTGTCCTCTCGACTTACCTTGGTATTCCGATTCTTACTGACAACGACTGTCCTGTTTCAGTTTCTTCTGCTGATGCAGTTCTTGGTCAGAACGTTTACGTTCTTGACACGGACTCAGTGGAAATTGCTGTAGCACAGCCTACTCAGTATGTTGAAAACCGTGACTACTTCGCAGCTAACGCTCTTGTAGTCCGTGGTCTTCTCTACACTATGGCTGAACTTCGAGCTAGGAATATTTGGCACACCGCCAAGATTGCTGACTTGAACACATAGTCTAAAAGACTTATGGTGGCGACCCCTTCTTATAGGAGGGGTCGCCTTCTATTTTTGAATGTAAAGTAATGTAATGGTGA